TCGCCGGACGAGGCCATGGTGTAGGTCTGGATGCCGCTGCTGTTCAGAACACCCAGCAGTTCTTCATTGCTGCCAGAACCGGAAAGAATCTGACGATCCTCTTCCAACTGAAGGCCGTAAAGAAGTTCGTTGTTGATGACGCCCTGAAGAGCGGGAACGTCGTCAAGAACGTTGCGGTGTGCTGCTTCCCAGTGTGCGATGGTACGCACGGGAGCCTGCTGCGAGGTGAACTGGAGGTTTGACTTTGGCTTAAGGCCAAAGGTGCTGGTGTCTGTGTCGTAATCAGCGACAGAGGCGGCGTTGCCACCTTCGCCACCAGCGGCGTAGCCAGTGACCTTGAAGTAGTCGATCAGGTTCGCGGAAGTGGTAACAACCGGGAACAGATCACGGACCCGCTGACGACGGAATGCACGGGGCACCGGAGCGTCGAACTGGATCGTACCCATGTTGCGGGTGTAGGAAGCGGAACCGTTACCGGCCCATACGTCCTTCTGACCAGTGCGGGGAAGGTCATTGACCTCAACCTCAAACGGGGCAGCCATGGTAGAGCCACCGCTTGCGATGAGAGCCTTGAATTCCTGCGAATCGGTGAACATTTCACCAAGGGACTTGCGGGCCATCTTGGCGGGGCTGTCAAGGGCGACGGACGAACCGACTGGCTCGTTCATCCACGACTTCGTTTCAGCGCCGAACATTTCAGCGGCTAGAAGACCCTTGATCTCGTTTGCCTCTGTCATAAGGCCACGAATCTTGTCGGCAGTGTCGGTGGAAACTTCCACGTTGTTGCCATCAACCTTAACGCCGAGGTTCATGCCCTCTTCAATTGCGTCAAGGCGCTTAGTAAGAGCAGACTTGAGTTCTGCCACACGCGACTTGTCCATGTGGGACTTTTCCTTTCGGGACGAATTACTAATTTTGGTATTTCTCGTTAGTCATTCACCCGGTCAGCACCGTGGCGAACTGTCTAAAGATGAGTTTGTCACTTGTTCGTCTATTTACGCAAGCCACAAACTAAGCATTCGTGGGCGAAATTACCTCTTCGCCAGCGTCATGCTCATGGTCGTGGCTTTCTGCGTGGGCCAACTGATGCTTCAAGGCGTCGATGACTTGATTTGCAAATTGCAACTTCAAAGACATACTAAGGCGTTCGTCGTTTAGACGAGCAACCTCATTTCGCAGACCGTCGATGATAACTTGCTGCGGAACTTCAAAGGACTGCACTTCATCCATGTTTTTATTCTCCATCTAAATAATGCCAGTAATGAATGGGTGAATCGTATCGCCACCACCGGCACCACTACCGACAATTACCCATTGCGCCCCTGTGTAGACCTTAAGAGCGCCAATTGTCGTGTTGTAGTACAGATCGCCTTCTGACGGATTTTCAGGATCAGATGCAAGTTGGGCTACATTGATAGCGGTAAGGAACGCCCTACTCACAATGACCTACCTCATAGACGACAACGGTGATTAGCCGAAGACTACGACACGGTACTTGTTCGCGGAAGGAGCAACGGCGAACTTAACCGTAACTGCGGTGGTGCTGGTGTGTTCCACATCGGCCACAACTTCAGCATATGGTGAAGAGTTGTCGTAGATGGTAACCCCAACGTCCTTAGACCCTAGTCCGTGGGTAACAGTGTAGGACGTTGCATCACCGTCGCCAATCGACTCTGAGTAGATCAGAGCGACCTTCGCGCCGTTTGTTGTCCTATCGACCGCAATGCTGTCTGCCGTGATTGCGATACCAGTACCACCAACGGCGTTGATTACATTGCCGCTCTTGGTAAGACCGTCACCAGCAGTGACCTGGCCAAGACCAGTGAATTGCGTGAACGTAAGTGAAGTGCTTCCAACAGTGATCGAACCGTCTGTCGTAAGTACCCAACCGCTATCTGCGTTGACAGTACCCTCTTCAACGAAGACTGCAAACCCGGCAGTAACTTCAGAATTTTCGTTAGCGTCTAGTGAACGGGTCCACGATCCACCATCAACAACGACATAAACGCCGTTCTCTGATGCAGTGGACTGGTTCTTGACTAGGACACGATCACCAGCGACAAGCGAAACACCGTCGCTTGTCTGTTCGTTACTAAGAGTGATTCCTTCAACGGTTGCAGCCCTTACTGACTGCTTCCAGTCAACGCCTGCAACGGCGGCATCGACGTAACCCTTGTTTGCCGCATCGCCTGGATTAGTTGGAGTAGCAAGGTTAGTGATCTTGTTGTTGTTCAGGTCAATATTGGCGACTGGGGCGGCAAGGTCGCTGATCTTGATAAGAGCGTGGGCGGCTGCATCGTGTGCTGGTGTGCCGTGGGTGTGGTCTGCCCTGGCTAGATCGGCAGAAGAACCGTTGGCCGCAGAAGAGCCGGACGAAGTCTGTGAAATGACATTGCCGAACGAAGGCATCGCGTGCTTGTGGTCCGCACGTGCTGGGGATGTAGCAGTGCCGACAGCAGCAGTGTCCCCAATGGCCTGCGTGGTCGGAGTGTCGTTGGTAAGGGCTGGCGTACCGTGTGTGTGGTCGGCACGGGCAAAATCCGTAGAAGACCCGTTGCCTGAAGACGCGCCGTAGGAGGTCTGCGATGTGACGCTGCCAAATGGGGGCAGTGCGTGAATGTGGTCGGCGCGTGCAGCACTAGTAGAAACACCTTCTGTATTCGTTCCACCAGCGGCAAGGGTGCTAGGGGTGCCGAATGTTAGGTCGGTGCCAACGGCGATGATCGACCAGCCGCTACCGTCGTAGAACTTGAGGTCGTTCGTCGCGGTATTAAAGTAAATTTGACCAGCCACCGGGGTAGCAGGGTCGGAGGCAAGGTTCTGAATTTGCGCATTACGCAGTTCATTCTTCGATAGGTCTAGGTAGCCGCTAGCGACTGTGACATTGCCACTAGAGACTTCTACGCCTGCTGTAGCGTCAATGCCAACTAGGAACTTCTTACTCATCTGCTCTCCCGACTAACTTAGAAACGCCTTACCGCCGAATGGGACGCCAAACGTGATTACTAGGTTATCTCTATCCACGTACGAAATGCTGCCCACAACGTCATTACCGCCAGAATCCACGACTGTTACTGCGGGATAAAAGTCGAGTTGATGGCTGACAGTCCATGTTGTCGAAGGTGTGGATTGTTCATGTACATAGGACGCCGCCGCCGTATCTCCCTTGTCGCCCTTTGGCCCTTCCGGTCCTACTGGCCCAGACGGAAGTGTGAAGTCAAGGATGGCAGCGTGAATGGTCCCACTGTTCACGACGTTAGCCGGGGTTCCGTACTCTACGGTTTCTGTAGTACCGACTGACACTGTTGCCGCGTCACCAGTTTCGCCCTTTTCACCGCGTGGGCCTGGTGGAGAATCTGTTACTTCGACAATATTGGTGTTTTCATTTTCGATGTAAAGAAAGTCTTTTTCTACGACAGGCTCACTCATCGTGTGACCTCCGCAACGACCCGTACGGTGCCGCGCGCAAGTTTTGTTACTACACCGTCTGGCGCTACCGCTTCTAGGTCATACACGTACTTACCAGGCTCCACGGCGGCTGTCTGTGTGGCAGTAGCGTGGATGCTAATAATCCCGGTTGTCGAAAAGTCAATACCGTTGCTACTAGACAAGTTAAGCGCGATGGTAGAAGAGCCATAGCGCGCACGAATATGCATCCGTGCCGTGTACCCGGTCGTGTCTTTAGCGACGGATGAACGCGCTGTAGAACCGACCTTCCACGTGACAGTCCAAAACCAGTCTGCCCCTTGGTCAATTGTCAGATCGTAGGTGTCTGCTGCCATGCAGCCCTCCTACGACTTCAGATCGTCCAGTAGCGACTTGATTTCAGTAATGTCGATGATTGACTTTCCTTCATTCCATTCTGATGGAATAAGGTCTTCAAGGCCAAGGGCGCGAGCGCGCTTCTTGATGTGCGCCTTAGCCTTTTCTACATCCTTGGCACGACCGTGGGCCTGAATCGCGTTGCGTAGGTCTTGTTCGTTGGCGATGGGGAATGAACCGTCTGGCATGGCCATACCCTCTTCAGCCATTTCTTCGCGCCGCTCGCTGCTAAACATGCGCTTTTCTTCTACGTCTTCTTCGATTTCTTCTTCGGGCATTTCCATGTCGTCTTCTGAAGGAACCTCTTCCTCCATATCGTCTTCCATACCCTCGTCGTCGTCTTCGCCTTCTTCACCGTCCATTTGTTCAATCATGTCAGCGATGATTTCAGCGAGTTCACGTAGGTCATCTTCGTCGTCAGCGCCAAGGTTTTCTTCGATTTTGTCTAGGAATGCCTTAGACGCAGATTCGAAATAATCCTTGTCTTCCTGCTCCATTGCCGAATCAATTTCGTCGCCAATGGTGATTAGTTCGTCGCGCAGTTCTTCGTCGTCAATCAATTCTTCAATTGCTTCAGAAAGCGATTCGTACATTTCTTCTTCCGGCTCCTCTTCACCTTCAGAATCAATATCTTCATCGCCCATGACTACGTAGTCGTCGTCTTCGTTGCCAGGAAGCACTGCAACGTCTTCCTCTTCCTGATCGTCCGGTGGCGCAGGGAACTTCTTCGTTTCTGATTGCACAGCGTCAAGTAGGTCAGAGAGCGTCTGGATGGCAGTCTTCACCAGGATCATCTGGTCACCAGAAAGGTCGTATGCCTTTCCTTCCATATCTTCGTCGTCTTCTTCGTCTTCGCCTGCTGGCATGTACTCATCGACGGGCATATCTTCGTCTTCGTCAACGCCTTCCTTCAACCACGCCGCAGCGCCACCCTTCAGCGCCTTTAGAGCCAACTGCGCTTCCTTGACAGACGTAGTGCGGGCAAGCGGCATCGCGCCGAAGAGAACGGGGCTGTATTCGTAGAGTTCAAGCATCCCGATTTCGCGGACACCAGTCTTGGAATCTACCTTCGCCCCGCCGACTGGAACGTTGTATCCAATCGACCATTCCTGCTCTTCCCCAAAGAAGACAACATCGCTGTAGGCTTCGCGGCCACGCTGTGTTTCTAGGTTGAACTGAGTCTTGACCTTTAGCGCTCCGGCACCCCTGGGCCATGGATCGCCATTAGGCATTGCCTTGGGCAACTCCTTGTCGCCTGGCATAAGTTCCCGCACTTCAAGGGTCTTCGACACTGGGGTGTCCCAATCGTGGGACCAAACACCCTTCGGCTTCCTCTTAGCAAGCGTCTTCTGATAGGCACCGGGCATGATCCGGTCCTTTACGTTGTCCACAACGCCAGTAACCGAAATGATTGTTTCTACGATGCCCTCGTCAGCGGACAAGACATTCATGCCCTTTACGCCTACGGTCTTATGCTCAAGCATCGGCTCTCCAATGTCGCCTAGGTTCTGCTTTGATTCATGGTAGATGGAAATAGGTGTTATGTCGTCGTTCGAAGCACTCTTGTTGCGCTTATCCCCCGGCCAAACGCCATTCATTTCCTTGTGCCTTAGTGCGCAGTAACCCTTAGCGCGCGGACCAAGATACTTAGATAGTTGCGAGACACATCGAGTCCAGTCGCCCGGTGCGCCCCAACGAATTTTTGCGCCGCCGACGCCTACTGTCCAGTAGCGCCTTAGTTTCTCCGCTCCACCACGGTTTCTGTCTAGGCCGCCCGCTTTTTCGTCCAAAATCTGAAGTACACCGGAACCCTCAATAGCATCGATGATCGCGTCAACTTCATCCCAGTCTTCGTCTTGGAATGCATCAAAGAGTGCCTGAATCTGGTCATCAGACAGTTCTTCGGTTAGGTCAACTTCTTCAACGTAGTCTTCAGTGGCTTGAATAACCATGGCGTCTAGTTGTGAGTCAACCTCTGCGCGCATCTTGTCGATATCGTCCATGCCATTGCCCACTATCTGCTTTGAGAGTGATCTTGGAGGTGGTTCATCATAATGTCTAGCAACTTTTCTTGACCGTTGACTAGTTGATCTACCCGTTCGTCGGTACGGTTAATTGCGTCCGCTAGATGGCTACCACCATTGGGCTTTAGTTGAGCGGTTGCGTTATCAATATACCGCTTAATCGGACCCATAATTCCATATTTTGCTACTGTCCAGAGAAGACCAGTTATAGCAGTGATAGCAGCGGCAATAATGCCAAGTTCCCTGATTAACGTCGCGTATTCATTTGCCATCGCCCGAACCCACCCCGTAACGACCGTCCCTTGGGTTGAGTTCATTGATTACGACAGGGATGACTGCAACGATGGCGACCATTAGCACTGGCGGAATCTGCCAGTTAGCAACAGAGTCTAGGACCCAGACGAGAATTGCACCCATGGCAATCTTGAAGATAGAGCCTGTTCGTGTAGTGGCCATCCACTCAAAAAACTTCTCTTCTGCCTGCTTAACGTTCATACTTTGGTCGCCTTTCTGCGTACGCGCTTACGGATGCGCCGTTCTCGTCTTCCGATAATACGGTTAAATTGGTCCCGATGCCGCCGTGGAACGGGCTTCAAGATTTCGAATGGTGCCGTCACTGCCCCGCTAGGTGGTTGCGGAGTACCAGTGCGCATACCGCCAAATACGTCCTTTTTGCCGACTACTTCACCCTTTACGTAGTCGTAGGCAGAGTCATAATCATCGAATGTCTGCCCTTGTTTGGGCTGGTAAGGATCGATGTTGTCTGGCATGTATGCCATGAAAATTACGTCTGGCTCGCCATTATTGAATGCAGCGAAATTCTCTTTCACCCATCCATCTGGTGAATATTCGTCATTCCATCCAACACGGGCAACGGTTACTAGTCCGTGATCGCCATATATGTAAGGCAGGACGGTATCGAATGCGTCGCCTCTACGGGCACCCTCTTCAACTGCTAGATGCACTAGGGGGTGGGCAACGCGCTTATACTTACTGTCACCCTTGAACACCGAAACAAGTTCGTCGCCCTTCAGAGCGAATCCGCTGTTACCGTCTGGTGTGACGAATAGGCGCATATCGCGATATTCGTCTACGTCATACACGTAGACAGCCGCAGCATGTGGGTTGTTTTCCTTGGAGCGACTAATTGCACGATGGAAAACTTCGGCTTCTGAAGGGTCTAGTTCATGCGCCTTAATGGGATCAATTCCACCGCGACGCATGATCGCGGATGTAAGACGGCTCGGCTCGTATGTAGCAACCGTCTTGACCTTGCCGCCTACAGATAGTTCGACAGCATCTTGCTCTGTTCTTCGGTAAGACCGTACCCCCGACCAATTCTGGCGAGATCGGAGTCGATAGACGGCTCCGCGTTCCCGCTGCCCTTCGTCTTCGAATCGCTTGGCTTGTTCAACGAGTCGTTTTGCTGATTCACGATTTTTACCTTCCGGTCGTGGTTCTAGCGGTGCTTTTGGGGATGAAGTTTTTGGTTTACGAAATTTTGGCGGTAGAAGTAGCGGTGTTCCTGGTGGCGCACCCCAGAATGCTGCATCGCGCACATGACGTTGTGCAGCCTTCATCATGTGTTCTGGCGGGTTATGTGAGTCCACGACTACATACGCCGCTGTCTTTTCATCGATTGCTAGAACGGCGGCTAATTGCTTCAATGTAGTGATTTCAGCACCATTGGGCAGCCATCGCGGGAGTGACTTCTTACCATCTTCGCGGTTCCACTTTTCGACCAGTCGCGTTGCCCATGCGCGCCCTGAATCGCCACCCCACAGCAACCATGCAATCTTGCCATTAGAAGGACGCTCGTCGTTGTCCCAGTCCTTGCCCTGCTTGTCTACTTGATGGCGGTCGAAGTACGCCTTCATACGCCGAACAGTAGATTCGGAAAGGTTACTCCCGTTGCTAATGTCCCTAGCACGGGCAACGCCGATCATGGTCCCGCCACGACCGAATTTGCGGCGTAGTTCTAGGCCACGGCGTGCAGCAGATTGTGCGGCGGATGGTGGAGTGCCACCGCGATCTGCTTTAACTTCTAGCGAACCACGGGTGCGTTCAAGCAGCGCAACCGTAGACGCTGGGATAACTACGCGCATGACTACTTCTCACCGGGGAACAATTTCTCGTTTTCGGCCCAAGCGTCGTCTTCGTCAAGCGGTGGTAGCCAAATTTGGGAATTAAAGTAATTACGCATCATTCGCCCTGTTCGACTCTGCTTTCCAGCGCGTAGGTTTTTTGGATTTGGAGGGCCACCAGCGGGCATTTTCTTTTTCATATTTAATCAAACTCCCTTATCGCTGTATTTTGTAGCAAAATCTTCCACCCATTCAGGATTGTTCTTAGCGATAACACTGAGAACATACGGGTCGATGTAAGACTTCCAACCCTGTCCTTCCTTGTCGAAAAGAATAGTCTCTTCTACATGCAAGCCGAGCGGTTTGGCCCAATCATTTACAAATTCTTCATACGTAGTTGGAAGTTCGTAATCTTTCATCCAATCTTCTAGCGTTTCGATCGCTTCTTCTGTAGCGCGATAGTGGCGTAGGTTGTGGTTGATGACACCTGCACCGAACACTCGCTGTAGGTAAGCACTGGTCTTGCCTGAATCAGTGAAGAATAGGCGGTCACCTCGCTTCTTTCCCTTTACAGCATCTTTGAGAATATCGATGGCCGTCGGGTCTTCAATATCGAAATCTGCCAAAGCACCCTTTTTCGAAGGTAGTTTGATGGTTGCCTTACCACGGCTAAACTTCACATGCTCAAATAGCATCTGTGTAGCACCAAAGGCTTTCTCATCCGCAGCAGATTCTTGCTCTCCGGTACTACCAACTCGAAGGCCGAACATACGCATAAAATATAGGGCCTTAGCAGTGTCACTCGTTTTCCAGTTTTTTTCCAAATCCTTTTCGAATGATGGCATCTTCTTCTGCATGCTCTTTAAGATTGCAAATTTGTTTGCCTTTTTGCGCTGCACAGTTTCATTTTTACGGAATGTAGATTGCTTATCGCGTCGGTCATACCCGTATCCATAAGTATCATGCTTGCTCGGGTCGTCGTAAACGAATACGTCTACGAGCAGGTTATTAATGCCCTTATACGCCTGTAGTTCTGCACCAGTTGGTTTGTGCATTCCTGTCGGCACTGGCCGCTGCCCACGCTCTTTTGTGTAAGGCTTCTTATAACGGTCCTTCGATCTTTTTGCAGCGTAATCGTTCAGCCATTCAAGTGCATCAATTTCACTCGATGCACTATGGATGTTTTTGCCATTTTCGTCTAAGATTGCAAACTTACCGCCTTGCTTACCTACGTAGTAGAAGGCGGGCTTTTTACTCCCGTAGACAATACTGTCGTTACTTCCCTGATATTTGCTGAAGCCGTCGTTGCGCTTCGCATCGTCACTAACAGCACTGAGCGGCTTCCAGATGCTCGTAAGCGCCTTGCCCTTGCCCTTGCCACGGGCCACGATGACGGTGCCATATGGCAGTCCCCAGTAGTCAACGTCGCGAACGTGACGGATTACACTGACACCCTTGACCTGAATGCCCTCTAGCCGGGATTCCAGCGCGTCTACACGCCCAAGTAGGCTTTTAACGTCTGTGACTACTTCATCGTGCATTTTGGCCTCTTTCGGCTTCTGAGGGCTTGTTCGATCTAGTATCGCTGTTTAATGCGTCCACGACAACAGCGTTGATAGAAAGTGCTGTGAGCGAGTTGTCGAAAAGGTTAGCGTATTTCCATCGACGGTTAGGCTTCTTTGTGGCGAGTCCTGTATCTGGGTTGAATGTGGCTACCTGACGAATTGTGACGATGAAGCGGCCCCGTGAATCTTCCTTAACGCTAACCACTGCAAAACGGCCACCAGTAACCATTTCGCTCATAATGAAGGAATCGTCGGCGTAATATCTTTCGTCATCTTCGTCGTACCCCATAAAACCACCCTGCACTGCCTTAGCGTTGGGTTGGACGCGGAAGATAACGCTGTCTCCGAACCGCTCTGCATCCTTGCGACGGCCAGCGAATGATGCCAATGGCAGATCGAAAGTCTTGTCTTGCTGCAACTCTTCCACGAATCGCTTGGCATTCGAATAACTATAAAGTTCTACCCCGCGCCATAGTGGAATGTCTACGCGGTCGGCTTCATTCAGATCAGAGAGAAGTGCATATGCGTAGCCATACGGTGCCCGCGCTGAACTTTGCGCCTGTCCCCAGCCAGGGTCGCCGCCAGATGTTAGGTGTGGGTCTGCAATGTTCTCTTCTTCATCGATAACGTCATATCCAAGAATGTCGTATGCGGCGGTGCGGATATCCCGGCAGCCACCGAACAACTGCCAGTCACCTCCACTAGCAAATGGGTTTTCCCACGATAGATCGTCAAACGAAATGCCATATTCGTTGTATAGAGTTCGTGACGCTTCACGACCTTCTGGCGAATCGTCGTCAATCCTTGTAAGTCGCACCAGCCGCCTGATCGCTTCTGCCTCTTCACGTGCATATCCGACAGTTGCCTTCTCCCTGCGACTTGCTCGTATTTCATCAGTGGCCGCTGGTACGACAGGGTTAGGTTTTGGCATCCCTGGCAATCGCATTTGAATTGCTGAACTGTACTCCGGCTCAGGATTGTCAAATAGACCTGGCCGTTTCAGTGTTTCGCGCGCTTGATTAATAAGCGGGCTAACGTTAGCGACTAGATCGTCATAAGTCTTTTGGTCTGCATTGAATGCGTTTTCTTCTACGTCTGCGCGGAGCGCAGCAAGATATGTTTCGAGTTCGTCTAGGTACTTCGTTAGCGATTCCTTAGTAACTTCACCACGGTCAAGCGCATTGCCGATTTCCCACTCACGCTCTCTTAGTGCAGCGGGGATTCCGTAACCTTCATAGCCAGGTACGTCTTGAATGGCGCGGGTTATCTTGTTGCGAAAGTTACGAAGCAGTCGCTCTGGGGTGTAGTTTTCAGGCTTGTCTTGATCGATGTACCTGTCAGTAGTTGCATCGATTCGCGCCAATGGAATCTTACTGTTCGTTTTCCAGTACCCATCACTATCTCTCCACCACATATCAGCGGGGTCGTACTTGATACGCAGGATTCGTCCCTGTGCGCCGATACCCCAAGGAAGGTAGAAGGATGGATCGCGGTCAGCGGCAACAGTGCCCTCATTTGCAGCGACGTTCATACGTTCGTCTGATTGCATGAATCCGCGATCTTGAATTCCACTCCAGTCTTCTTCTGAGACTGCACGGTAAAGATACGGTGGCGGTTTGCTTTCACTGTAGTTAGTGCTTCCCATCGATGGGATATCTGATTCTGTAATGGACGGGAGTCGCACAGGTTTCATACCCGGCGTGATTATGGTTCCGTATGGCATTCCCCAGTATTCAACATCGCGCACACGACGAACGCCCTTTTCTTCATAGGTTCCACGAAAGTCTTTGTGCTCTTGATCGGGAATGTTATTTAGTGGCGGGTCGTAGAAAAGGTCAGCGCCAAGAATGTTGTAGTCAGATTCGTTTCCCTCATGTGGTTCGAATACGTCGCCAGGGACAAACATCGATTCTGCGTAAGGAATTAGTTGTTCAATCTCTGCAACGTAGTCAAAAATTGCATCTTTCGTCTTTCCTGGGTTGGCAATCGGCTTTACGCCAAACCAACTAGAACCGAGCATAAGTGATTTACCCGGCCACATAGGTACTACGCGACCAGACTTCGTTGTCTTAGTGGCGCGTATAGACCTTGCGCGCTCTCCCAATTGCGCAATGTCGAGCGGGGTCACAGAACGCCAATTGCGCATCAATTTTTGCGCAGCAGCAATTAGGCTTGGAGTGGCAGTGTAATCAATCCCGTACAGCGTAATAATGTCGCCTGGATCGGCGTCTGCTATTACTTTCACTGCATCTTTGAAAAGATCACGCTGTTCCGCGTCGCGAAACTTAAATCCTCGCCTTGCCCACGCATAGCCGCCTACATCGATGTTGGCATTAATGCGTATCTTGCGCATACCTTGTTCCCAGGCCGCGCTCTCTACGTGATCGTAGAACCTTTCAGCGAAACCCTGGCCTTGGTATTCAGGCTTAAGGACTAGCCCACCGTTTTCCATCTCTTTACTGTCATAGTCAAGGATTCGTTGGTAGTAGCCGACTTTTTCGCCATCCTTGAAAATGTCGCCCGAAATCCAAAACACTCCACGTTCCAGCGAAGACTTTTTCAGGTTGACAGAAGTAGTAAAGCCGCCCCATTCCATTTCAGTAATGTCACGAGCCACCTCCGCCACTTCTGGGTCCGCGTCCTTGTGGTCAAGTCGCTTCAGCCGCGCCTTCTTCGCCTTGTCAGGAGCGATTTTCTTCGGGCGCTTCTTAAATACTTCCTTGGGTTTTACGAACCCTGTTGGAAGTGGCAGTGGAGTCCCGTAAGGCGCTCCCCAAAACGCTACATCGCGAACATGCCGCTGCGCACCTTTCGTATCAAGGTCGTCAGTATTTGAGAACGCTCTCCCGTCAAAGATATAGTCGTAGCGCCAAATCTTTTTAGAAGCAACCTTGACTTCGCGATACCTTCCAGCGCTGTCATAGACTCCAACTTGCTTCAGCGTAACTTTTGTCCATCTGCCGCTAGTTCCCTTGACGGAAACAACCTTGAATCTTCCGCCAGTTACGACCTCTGATTCATAGCGGACAGGAATTCCCTTTGCGCCTGGTTCAAGGACGAACATAATCCCGCCACCGACAAAACTTTCTGCTACTTTGCGGCTCTTTGAAAAAGCGACAAGCGGAATGTCGAATGTATCGGTGTCTTTTAGACTCTTAATAATGTCTTCAAACCCAGCACCTTCAATAGTAGGCGCGACGGTTCGATACAGCGGCGCATCTATTTTTGACGATCTGCTTAGTTCGCCAATCATCGCGACAGCGAGTTCGTCAGTTTGGTTCTTACGTCGATAATCGCGAATGTAAGTTTCGTCCTGAACAGGGTCTAATGCAGTTTGCTCGTTTAGGTCGTAGCCAAGAATTTCATAGGCGGATTGCCTAATGGCACGGCAACCTGTGTCGCCTTTCCAGATCACCTTGGCGCGAGACAACGCTTTAACTACATCAGGGACGATTACTTCTCCGATTTGCTGGCCAAACTTCCTACGACCAGCGGGTGTTCGAACACGACGAGTCACACCCTTGTCCTGAAATCCGACTAGGAGTTCGGCTAGGGCTTCAATCTGCGCATCGGATAATTTCATCTTCGTCAGTAGACGTTGCCAGAACACCCGCAGTCGTCATCGTCCTTCTTGGAGAAGTTGTCGCGGATATCCCACCACTTCTTCCCCTGTGTGTTGTCTGACTGCACTACGGTGCCGACACCATCTAGGACAACGCTGTCACCGCTACGGCTTGTAGTTGGTTTCTTGCTCACTCCATCTGCCGCCGCACCAAGACCTTTGCGCTTAATGCCCGCAATGTCAGCGAATCCGTTAGCAACGTCAAGGATGAAGCCGATATCGCCGTCAATGACCTCTACCGGCATTTCAATATCGCCAAGAACACCGTCTTCAATATCCATCGCGACCTTAGCGGCCCAACGATGGTGTCCATCAACAATGTATCCGTCGCGGGTGACGAAGATTGGAGCGTCTGGAATCTTGCCTTCCTTCATAGCCCTAGCCATGCCTGCAACCTTGCCACCGTCTAGGTTTTCCTGTGAAGCCTTGAGGTCAGAAGCCTTGACGGTCTTCATTTCCGTCTTAATTCCCATCTTGTCAAGCAGTTCACGGAACTCCGCTTCAACATCTGCTTCGCCCTTATCTGGGTTCAACTTAGTTTCAGCATACGAACCTTCGTGTGGTGCACCCTTGAACTGCGGCATGAACACTCGTGGTACGCCCTTAGATTCAATGCAGAACAAGTTTGTCTTTGGCACAGACACCTTGCAAAGATCGTACTCAGGTGCCTTATCTCCCCGCTCACGTGCGTCCATGACAACATCGTGCAACTTATCAAGAAGGCTGGAAACACTCTTCGAATCCTTCATACGGATATGCTTGCCTTCAGCGAGCAACTTGTGCGCTAGTTCAACATCATCGCCAACGTCAATTGGGTCTTCTAGCGAACCAGAACCATTAGCAGAACCTTCCTTGCTGATGCCACCAAGTTCCTTGGCTACAGCATCTACGCTAAAGTCCTCTGCCTTAGCAGCGGTGTAGCGGTCGTTTTTATCTTTGCCAAACTTCGATTCCGAGTCGCTACCTTCTGGGTTGTAGCGATCACGAATCTCTCCGGCTTCCTTATCGGATTCCTTGTCAGCATCAGGGTTTGCACTTACCTTACTGCGCTTGGCTGAGTTATTCACCCACGCTTCTGCTTCTTCGCGTGATTCAAACTTCTGGACGTTAGTACGTCCACCGCTTTCACCACCGCTCTTTGGATTCAAGCGGGTGAAACTAGCGCGCCAACTGCCGTCTTCATCCTGGCCGATTTCTGCCCGGTGAGTAGAACCACCTGGACCCTTGCCGCCAGTACCGAAGTGCATCTGTGAAATGCCGTTGCTGCCAGGAGTTTTGTCCACTGGCTTCTTGCCACCGCTTTCACGGCGTGATTCCGCCCTTATCCTACGCAGTTCTTCGTCCGCTACAACATGACCACTAAATCCTCCACGTTGGCGTACTGGCTTCTTGCCACCGCTTTCACCGTCACCTGCGCCTGCTGCGCGCTTTGGCTTCACTCGCTTACGTGGTGCAGCACGGCCCGGTGTCTTGTCACTACCAGTGCTGGTACTTGGCATTGATCGACGGATGCTTCGTCCGGTCATCGATGAGCGACGCGCCCGACCAGTGGGGGAAGTCGGACCCTTCGGCTTCATTCCTGGCGCAATCGGTGTCATTACGGGGACGCCCCAGTAAGCCGCATCACGGACGTAACGAACCTTTGTCTCCGCATCGACAATGTATGACTTTGCATCAATGTCGAAGTAGCCGCACTTGCACTCGCCTTCAGGCAGGCCACATTCGGGACAGGCACCCTTCTTTTCGATGGTGTCTTCCGATACTGGTTCACGCTCTTCGTCGTCTTCCTTGTACATTTTGGATTCAAGGTGGGTAAGACGATCTTCGACGGCAGACAGAAAAACATCCAGTGTCTTAACATCAAGCGGCTTCTTCATAGCGACTCCTGCGGTACGGGCGATGTTTGTAGGATACGGGAAATCTGTCGCTTACTGAGGGTTCCGAACATGGAATTCCACCCAGCATCGACAATTAGCAGTTTCTTCAATGGGCGCTGTTAGATCGCCTGGGTACTGCATCGGCCATCCTCCAACACGGAACTTATTGCTACCTACGCGCTTTTGCCCGTGCGCCCTGCGATGTGATGGGCGAACACGTTCGTCGCGCATTGTGCGCCATACACGCTGAATATGACGCCCTCCCTTGGCATAAATTTCGTTACGCGCACCTTCCATGATCGAAGTTGCAGCCGCTACTGAAAGACCCCGCCGCCAAGAAGATCGGGAGCCAATCATTTTCTTCACTTCCGACTTGATATCGTCCAGAGATGCACCCTGAGCGTCGAGTTCTGCGATTCTTTCGATGACTTTCTGGGACTGCCGAATTGCTGCATCACGGATCATTTCCTCTACTGCGCTAGCGGGACCATCAATTGCAGCCTGACGCATCAGGCCGCGACCGCCCAGAATCTTGTCCAGAGCGGTACGTTCGTTGGGGAAGCCTTGTCCATCTTCCAGAATCTTGTCTAGGACCCCGGCGCGCTGTAGTTGCCGCGCTGCCTTCATCGCTTCCTTTTCACCAATGGAGCGGAGCAGGTCAGACATATCACTAACTAGGTCTTCGGCCCATGCATCGGGATTCACGATGTACACAGCATCAAGAGCCTTGGTTCCTGCTTCACCGTCCCAGTGCCGTGTGTGCTTGCGCGCCTTCACGCCGCCCAGACGTTCAATGACAGACCGTTCCTGCCTACGCGACCACGCACTGACGACACCGCCGATCTCTGCTTCGACTGCGGTACGCGCTGCTTCGTATGGATGACGAAATGCCTTGAATTCAATGACGGTTGCATCTTCGACTACATCAAGCGCTTTCGTTTCCGGCAACTCTGAGATTTGGTCGGGCTGGCTTGTTGGGGGTTGCGGGTCGGTTTGGTCTAAAGGGAGGTTCTTCCTACCCGCCAATCTAAGCGCCCGTGCCTGCAATTCGTTTTGGAAGTTATGCTGACCGGCTTCAGTGCCCATCGTGGCCCCTCTGAAGGATTCTTCTTCAGGGTTGGCAGGCTGGGCCATGCCCACGGGCATTAGGGCAGCAGCGGCCTTCGTATCATCGTCGTTCTTGCCCACGGGAACGTTGCCCTGCGGAATCCACAACACCCGTGTGCCGGGAACATCGAACGGCTCCTTGCCCACAAAGGCCAGGTATTCGTCAATTGTTAGAACGCCAGACTGGAATTCGTTCAGAGCCTTGTCGTGCTTGATGCGTGTCTGCCGCTGTAGAACATCGACTACGCTGTAGTCGTACGCGACGTAGATGTCGTCTTCAAGCCCGTCTTCTGTCAGTACATCGAAGCCCGTAGCCATTGAATCCATGAACGGTTGCATGGTCGCAGACCAGAAGACCTCTGCTTCAGCATCAGCGTTGTCGAAGGTGCGACCCGAAGCGTTGCCCAGGACAGATTCCGGCACACCAAAGGCTAGGAGAATGTCTTCCTTGGACCCGCGCACCGCTTCCATGTATTGCACATCGCGCGGCGACGCAGACATATCCGTAGCGGAAATGCCATCGGCCTCAATCACCGTGGTCTGGCCCGCAGCCGTAGGCCCGCCACTGAACCTACGACGGATTTCTTCAGCGTCCTCTGGCATCAACTGTCCCTGGACCGCGACTAGCATCCCAGGACGCCCGTCATTCGCCAGGAAGTTACGGTTATACAGCCGAGCGAGCCAGTCAGTGTCAATGGCAAGCCCCGCAGACACCAGCGGCGTCATCTGCGCATATACGTCCGTAGGATGCGGCTTGGCCTTGATCCAGATGACTTGATCTGGCTCTAGTTCTACCGTCCCCTGCTGCTGTGTCTGCACAATGTAGCCGGACACGTATTCCTTGGGGTCCGGCACTGGCCGAGTCATACCCGGTGGCAGTAGGTGTAGTTCCGCTGGCCTACCCGCGCGGTTCTTCACGATTTCGATGAAGACGCCACGACGCGACAGGAGCAACTGCGAAGCCATGCGATACCGGAACTGCTGCGCCGTTTCATAGCGGTTAGGGCGACGGTTCAGGAGATTGAACAAGTGCTGGTCTTCAATGTCCTGTCCATCCTTGTCGTTGTACTTGCGCATAATCATCGGCATGTACGACGAATTAGAAGCAATGGCGTCCACGCATCGGTAGACCCAGATAACCCGTTCGTAACCCTGGAATAGAGCCTGGTCGATATCCCAAATTTGCATGTTGGGAATCGCCGTGGCCAGCCCCGTCCGCGAATTGCTTACCGCACGCGGAATCGGATTCAGGGGAGCCTTCTTCTGTTCGATCAGGCCGCGTAGAAAACTTGGCACCCTTGGCTCTCCCTTACGTAGTCAGTCCGAGCAACACGCCGCCGCCCAGAATGATCGCGCCCAAGGCCACAAGACCAGCGGGTACGCCAAAGGCGAGCATGATGCCCACGGTCAACATTGTGGCACCTACAATCATCAATAGTAAGGCTAGAAGCGCGATTCGTCTTAGATTCGAACCGCCAGCGTTCGCCACAACTTCTTGATTACTCATACCAACAACCTAGCGCGTCGTTGTGCAAGATTCGCGAATGCACCAGTGAATGCATCAACTTGGTCGTCATTCGCACCCATGGGGAAGATCGATACTTCATCGAGAAAGTCTCTGTTCCACTTGCCTGCTACTAGATACACGTTCCCTGCTTCCGCAGCCGATGACACGGGGTTTGCCCGTACTTCCTTAGAGCCAGTCTTCCTGTCAGGCCGGAAGTCATATCCAACCAGAATCTTCCGCCTGTAGTAATCGATCATGGCAACGCCGGACGATCCCGGTTCCTGCTCCATGCGAATGGGGATATGCGGCCCATCTTCTGATGCTGTGGACTGGATGAATCGCTCTACATTCTGTGGAGTAGTACGGATACGCCGCACATCCGCCACGATCCATTCACCTTCCGGCGTCAGCCCGACCAGCGCACCCGCCGTATAGTCACCATCGGCGGTAGCCGCGAGGTCCCAGTACCGTACCCAGCGAATCTTCGGGTCATCCGGCTTGTCCTGTAGGAATCGGAACCAGTGCCGCTGGAAGTAGGCACCCTCTTCCGACACATCCCAGTCGCCGTTCATCAGGCGTTCCCGGTCCACCGGATTCAGGTGGTCTAGGTTCTTCCTGTACGTCTCTTGGTCAAGCGACGGGTTATCCGACAGCAGTGCAGGCACGAAGATCGCACCGGGCTTCTTCAATTGGCTATCGATGAAGTGATCTCGTACCCAAGCGTGCCCAATACCACCGGGGTTAGTGGCGCTACGCATCCGCAGTGGCACATCGAACAGGGTCATCCCACTCTTGCTTGGCCCGTACTGCCGCAGCACCTTGGGGTCCGGCGTCACTTGATCGCAGGGGTTCGAAGAAGAGGTGTGCTTCCACTGACGACCGTAGCGCTTCACGGGCTTCTGGCAGCGCAGGCACACCAACGACGGACGACGGATACGGCTGAACATGTACTCGTAGGTTTCCTGCTGAAACTGCGTCAATTCGTCAAAGCCGATGAATTGGAATTCCGCTGACTGGTATCGGAACTTGTCCTTGTCGTATTGGAGGTATCCGAAGGAAATACGCGCACCAGATGGGAAGACCCAGATGCGACCGCCATCCTTGGGCCGTGCGTCCGTATCCATGAGCCAGTCACGGGCGCGGTCCATGATCGCACCGGGAAGCGATAGGTCTGCCCACGTACGTCGCAGAATCAGCGCGCTATAGCCCGGTACGTCGATGTATTGCAGAGCAGCCATCAACAGCGCGTCAGACTTGCCACCGCCAGCAGCGCCGCCGTACAGCACTTCTTCGTGCTTGTTCAGCGAGAGGAACAACTGCTGGGTCGGATGCGGGATGTGTTTTGTGTAGGGTTCGATGATTCGTGGCATCGACAATTCGCGGATTTCTGCCTTCTCCCGTGAAGACATACCCGCAACGAACTTCGCTACCGGATCAAGTGCCGTTGTCATGTTGTTGTCCTTCGATTACTTATCGAACGGTAACTCCAACTGTACGTACTGCGTATGTGTTTGTCCCCGCCCTTTGCATTGTGGGCAATCCACAATTTCGTAGTCGGTAACGCGCAGTAGACGCCCTTGTCCTTCACAGGTGTTGCACTCCATGGTTGGCCCTTCACGATGACGTTGAACAATTGGATACCAGCCGCTTTTGGACTGTTGGCGTCTACCCACAACCACACTCCCGATTATTACGTTCTTCTGCACGCACCTTACGGATCAATTCGCAATACGTGCAAGACCAGATGTTGAGTATGGCTTTAGTTCTTGCCGTATGCAGGCACAGGCTGTCGTGATTAGCCGAATGATCCTTGGTGTTGTACTCAGTCAAGGCAGCCAACCTTATTGATCTGCCGGGATGCAATCAGCAGCGCCGTCGTAATGTCGCAGCGCTGGCAGACCGTATGAGGACTGTGTGGTGGGTGTGTTTCCTGCGCGTAGTCAACGACGGTCTTGGCAGCCGTCGCCAGCCCATCGCAATATCCTGCCTCGTACTGAATGTTTTCGGCCATGGATGCAACCTGATCCCATTCAGCCTTTTCCTTACCACGCTCGTCTGTACGTACCCTGGCGATTAGCCCACAGGGATCGCAGTGGGCAACACTGCCGCTATCGGGCCAGGGACACAACGGATCGTGGCTCATTCCCCATCACCACCTTCTGCGATCTCGGACGATGTCGACCAATCTGGAATTCGATCGGCCCTGACCTTGGTGATAAGCGCGCACTGACAGCCGCCGTCCCATTTCCCCTGGGACTGGCAGCACAGTGGGTCGTGGCTCATAGGATCACCACAAGTAGGTACAGCAGTCCGATGCCGATGCAGGCACCCGCCACTGTCATCGTTACGTCATAGAGGACTTTGCGTGCGTCCATGTGCGCACCTTCCATTCCAGCCAGACCCCCGCGATAACCCCGGCAGTGAACGCGACAACCGCTGCTGGCTTACTCATTTCGATGCTTTCCATTCTTGATGTAATTCACTGCTTCCCACAGTGTTTCATCTTTCGTGGAAACTGCCAAGAGGGTCAGGTACTTCAGCACATCTTCGCGTTCATGCATCCGACCGCTATGTATCGCCGCTTCATAGGGCGCGATTCCTGTTGCTATTGCCATCGAACCACTCCGCTTCTTCGTCTTTAGTACAAGCCTTGCATAGTAGCGACCATCCGCGATAAACCTTCGCGTCCGGCTTTCCACAGCGTTGGCAGGGGGCATGCCGCTCTCCTACTTCCATCCTGGCGTTTGCCCTTTTCGATTACGGATGATTTCTTCTGCGTATGACTTCACTGACTCCATGACGACGATCATGTTGTCCGCGATGTCTGCGGGGTGCCAAGGCTGACGCATGGCACTTTCCTCACCTCCGCAGTAAGCATCGATGTAGGCCCGCCTTACGCCCGCTAGGAATTCTTCTGGCGTGACATACAGTTCCTTGGCCATCTTTACTCCTTACCCCAGTGCCATCATCCCCGCGTGCCCGTCATCGTCGGTCCAGACGACGCGGCGAGCCCCCGCCTTAGACAGCAGCCGTAGGCAGCGGCGACACGGTTTCGCGATAGCGACATTCCCGCCATTGGTGACTCTTGCTACGTACACGATAGCGCCTGATACGTCGCATGATTCGATCAGCGATTGTTCAGCGTGTACGGAACAGTCTCGCCAGTCATCTACTACACGGGGATGATTCCGAAAGCGATTGACCGCCCACGCGATTGGCTTACCGCCCCGCAGGGCGAGCGCACCCAACTTCTGCGCCCCGTGGGACGACGTAAGTGCTACACCTGTAGCACGCTGTAGCCACCTGTAGTCACGGTTACTCAGATCGCTGACATTCACGATCATGTCAGCGGTAGGCGTCTGGTATGCAAGGCCGCGATCAGCCATTAGTTCGGATTCCCATGGCAGCAGTTGTTTCGCGGGGCTGCTCCGTCAAAACCACAACGTTTTCGTTATTGTTCTGACACATCGGATCGTGGGTCATGTCAGCGAAGAGATCCACGGAGGCATCCTATCCGAAGTGAGTGACTGTCACTTACTCTTACGTTAGAGACTTGGAATGCACGAACCCCGGTGAGATGACCTCAACCGGGGTTCGGCTCTACTTTGCGGGTAGGTGGTAAGACTACCGTGCACGGCTCTCATGTGTCCAAGCGTGTGCCCAAACGTCAGTGAGGTCTGGGTCGCACTCGATGAACTGCGCTCCATCGCCTTCGGTCGTGATAGAGAGTTTCACGGGCACGTCGAGTTCCTCACGGCACTTGGGACAGACGGCGAATGGGTGCCATGTCGGCCGATCCTCAGAGCCTGCGTCCGCGTAGATACTCATGCTGTGACCGCCTGTTCTGCGTGATCTAGGGCGTCGCGGTATCCATCGTGGTAGCCGCCATCGAAAGGCTCGCCCGTTGGCTCAATAGCCGCAATTCGCTCTGCTGCCTTCTCCTGCTCCCGCTTGACGACCTTGGCGATTAGGTTGCATTGGCATGTGCCGCATTGTGGCGTGCAGCCCTCGCAGAACTTGTGGTGGATGAAGCGGGGGCACAGCGGGTCGTGGGTC